TATACAAGCAGGAGACAGTATAAATTGTTTTGCAGAAAAGAACATAGAAGTACAAACACAACAAAAGCGTGAACGTGTTGCTAACGAGCATTTGATGGATGCTGGTAGATATGACTTGAGAGTAGGTGGTCAAATAAAGATCAAGTCAGGCACAACCAGTGGATGGACAGTTGGCCAAGGCGAACTGTGGTTAACTGGTACACAGGTACATTTGAACACGTCAGGCAAAGCCGTCGACGTTCCTAATCGTGTGGCATCGTTGGAACAGTACAAAAAACAAGATGTTAAGTTCGATGCAGGAACTAAACGATGGGTAATTGATGAAGTCAGCACACTTGCAAGCATAGCAACCTTTACCCCAACGCACGAACCATGGTCTAGAGAAACTGGCCCTTTACAAAAAAATAACGGCACCTCGACGCCTAGTAAAAAACAACAGGATATATAATGGCTATTCCAGATCAAGGCATAATTGTAGCCAAACAAACTCCAAGGACCAATCAATTGGCACAAAGGAGCATATTAAACTTGCCCAGCGCCGCCCTTGGCGTTGCAATAGAAAGTATAAAACCTGGCATTCCGGGCCTGCGTAGAAGCAGTGTTAAAGCATTAATGACGCAGATTGCATTCATGGAAACAGGAAACGATCTTGCTTACAGCTTAGGCCCTAGATTTGGCAGGTACGCTGTGCATATCAAGACTCTAATCAACTATGGCTATATCATTGAGAATGGTGAAGTGTGGACAAACAAAGATGGTATAGATTCGATTGCAACTTTTCTAAGTAACCAAGCAGTGCAAGACAGCATAATGGAAAGATATTTAACTGAACAGTACAAAGCATGTATTGATGCAGGAGTAATAGAAGTAGGCGATACCGGTGATGTTATTTGCGGTATCCTTGCTGTGGCATATCAGTTCCAAGATCATATATCCACCTATCGTACCAGTTTTACTATACCTGATGAAGTGTATATTACCGCTAAAGTTTCCCGAGTAAGTAATGTTGCGTTCATAAACACGTACCCTGCTACGCACAGTTTTGGTTCAGGAAGAACTGTTAATGTGGATACAGATTTAGGTAAATCCAACCTGGCTAATGTGCTACTTACTTCACTTAACGGAGTAAAAACTGTTGGTAATGTAATAAACTTATATGAATTTGATTACAGTGACCAACAAGAAGGCAATGCAAACATTGCTGTTACAGTAGACACAGGAACTGTTACCAGTTCGGCACAATATCCTGTTAGCAGTATTGGTAGCGCAAATCAATCACTAAGTGACGTGTCTCCAACAGGATTAAGAACACTGTTTGTGCAAGGACTACCGGTACAGGTGTCTGGTGCTGGAACATATAATGGTATCTATGAAATACACACCATGACAGATACAACCAACAACAGCACCTTTAGATTAGGCAAAGCAATTACCAGTAACATTGCAACAGGCACAGTATCAAGATTGCGCAACACAGACCTAAGTTACATCATTGCACGTACATCAAATCTTGCTATACAATTAGCAAACACACTAAGTTACTTAGGTAGTGCTGACACAGCATACCAACACTACGTTGACAGTGGCATTGCTGACATTGCTGACAAGTTCACAATAACATCTACTACACCTATCAACGAACGAAAGTTATACTCAACCGTTGAAGACTTAACTAATGTTGCAATAAAAACAACACAGGTTGTACAAAGTGCGTTGTTTAGCAACGTTGAAGGATTAGCAAAACTTAGAGCTATAGACTCAGCAGGAGCAAATATTAATATTCTCGATTCGAGATTAACTAACGTCTATACATCAGTTATAACTTCCAAGGTTAAAGAATGGAAACAAAACGCAGATGTTGTAGTAGACGGTCAAGGTAGACCAGGATCGCTATTTTATAATGCTGGCAAATATGCTTTTAATACACTAGGCTCAGGGGTAGTTATTTCTAACGGTTAAATGGAGTAAATATATACATGGCTATAAGATATAATGGTTTTAGTACCGTAGGTAGAATTAAAAAGTTCCACCTGACTGACTTTGAGTTGGTTAGACAGGACTTGATAAATCACTTTAACATACACAAAGGTCAGAAACTAATGAGCCCAGATTTTGGTACGATAATTTGGGGGCTTCTTTATGAGCCGATGACCGCGGATCTAAAAGCAATTCTAGTAGATGATGTTACCCGCATTGTGAAATACGACCCTAGACTACGTGCAGATAGGGTAGTTATAAACGAATTTGAACAAGGTCTCAAAGTAGATATTGAACTAACGTTCCTCCCCGGAAACTTCTCATCTAGTCTCCAGTTAGAGTTTAACTCAAACAGCGAACAAGTAGCCGTAGTATAATAGTAGCACATTTCAAATGCCATAAATACTGAATAACAGGTATTAATGACAATATGGCCACTACTACAAGACAAACAAGTTTATTAGTTCAACAGGATTGGACTAAAATTTATCAGACATTCAAAGACGCTAACTTCCAGAGTTTTGACTTTGAAACTATACGCAAGAGCATGATTGAGTACTTGCGTACTTACTATCCAGAAGACTTTAACGACTTTACTGAATCAAGTGAATATATTGCACTTATTGATTTAATTGCATTCTTAGGTCAAAGTTTAGCATTTAGAACAGACTTAAATGCTAGAGAAAACTTCTTAGATACAGCAGAGCGTAGAGATAGTATTCTTAAACTGGCTAAGTTAATCAGCTATAACCCAAAGCGTAATATACCTGCCAGTGGCTTTATAAAATTCCAAAGTGTTTCGACCAGCGAAAGAGTTTTCGACAGTGAAGGCAATAACCTCGCAAACACTATTATTAACTGGAACGACAGTACTAACGAAAATTGGTTAGAACAATTTACTGCCGTGCTTAATGCTTCGTTGTTAACTACCCAATCTATAGGTAAACCTGGAGCGACGAAAACACTCAATGGTATCAAAACTGATGAGTATACTGTAAAAATGTTAAACAACATTGTTCCAGTCAAGTCGTTCAATGCCAGCATATCAGGTATTACTACAAGATTTGAAGTTGTGAGTGCATCAACCGCAGACTATAATTATGTCTACGAAAAGGACCCACAGCCTAACGGTATTTTTAATTTCCTATACAAGAATGACAATCAAGGTAATGCATCAAACAATACTGGATATTTCTTTTACTTTAAACAAGGCGAACTACTAAATTTAGATTTTAATGTTAGTGAAAGTTTACCTAATCGTGTTGTAAATGTAAACTTTAATAACATTAACAACAACGACGTATGGTTGTATGGATTAGACGCCAACGGTAATATTGACACAGAATGGACTAAAGTGCCAGCAGTCAATGGTATTAATGTTATATACAACAATACCGCAGAAAGAAATTTGTACAGCGTAGGCACACGAGCAAATGATCAAATTGACTTAGTGTTCGGAGACGGGTCATTCACAAATATTCCAGATGGTAATTTTAGGTTGTACTACAGATTGTCAAACAATCAAACATATAAAATTACACCAGAGGAAATGAGCTCCATCAACGTTAGTATTCCTTATCGTAGTAAAACAGGACGTACTGAAACGTTAACAGTTCGTGCTAGTTTACAATACACGGTTACTAATGCAACCAGTCGCGAATCACTTGACGAAATTAGAACAAAAGCACCACAGCAGTATTATACACAGAATCGCATGGTATCGGGCGAGGACTATAATGTCTTACCGTATACAACTTTTAGTACAATACTCAAAGCCAAGGCTGTTAATAGAAGCAGTTCAGGCATAAGCAGATATTTAGATGTAGTAGATGCAACAGGCAAATACTCCAGCACAAACATTTTTGCTGAAGATGGCGAAATCTACAAAGAAGACGTATCTACTACAGCAGTTACATTTCAGTTTACCAGTAGGAGTGAAGTAAGCAACTTAGTACAAACTTCTATACAAGATCTTATTTCGCAGTCAGATGTAAAGCATCTGTACTATAGAACAGCAACACGCCAAACACCAACAGCAACTTGGACACAGGTTACTAACAGTAGTGGGCGCAGTACTGGTACATTTAGTTCTGACAGTTATGTGTTCTTAACACAAGGAGCTCTTGTGAAGTTTAATGCTCCGTCCGGCAAGTATTTTAATGCACAAAATCAGCTGGTTACAGGAACTCCTACAACAGAGTTTCAGCGCACCAGCATATGGGCAAGCATAATCAGTTACCCCACTCCCGGAGTAGGCAATGCTATACTAAGTGTGGTTGTCCCAAGTACTGCTATAGTAGCAGAAGTGATTCCGGTTTTTGAAAATTCATGGCCATCAACACTTATTACTACTATTATTGATAATATATTAAGTTACAAAACATTTGCTCTGCGTTACGATGTAAGCGATATGGAGTGGAAAATCGTTACTGAAGCAAACATTGGTACTGGTGAGTTCAGTTTAACTAATGCTGGAAATACCACAGGAACTAACTTAGATAACAGTTGGTTCTTGAAATTAAGTTATGATAATCAAGAATACAACGTAGTCAGCAGAGGAACAAAGTACTTTTTCCAAAGTGTAAGGGAAACACGTTTTTACTTTAATCCAGATGCAAAAGTATACGACTCAAGAACAGCAACTACACTTATTGACGAGATAAAGATATTAAGAACCAATACAGAGCCTGACAGTTCAGACAGTATTTTCTATCCGCAGTCCTGGAAAATTGACAATCGTGTTATTGCCAGTGACGGTACTGAAGACAATAGAAAAATACTAGTTACATTCTTAGACGAAAATCTAGACGGTGTGCCAGACGACCCGGATCTGTTTACCACATTTGTTGCGCCTACGGTTAACCCACAGAACAAGTATATATTCTTTGTGCAGTCTCAGGATAACGCAAACTTCTTGCAATATGATCCTGTATCGAGAACAGACATAGTATCCAGTTACGCAACTGAAAGTGATGTGTTAAACAATATATCTTTGTACGCAATTGATACAATTTTTTATGCGTACACAGATGATAAGTTTTTCCGGTCTAGCGGCACAGCACTAACACAATTAACGAACTATATTGCCAGAGTCGGTAGAGAGCAGATTTCGTTCCAGTACAAGCATAACAGCCCGAATAACAATAGAATAGACCCTAGCCCAAATAATCTAATAGATTTGTATATATTAACCAAAGCGTACAGTGATGACTATACTGCATACA